TTATTTTTTATTCTAAAATCCTCTTGTAGTTTTCCAATGTAATTAACTACGTGAGGACTTATGCGAGGACTTAATAATTCATAAGCCCTCGTGTAAGCACTATCAGGCGAATACCCTGCTTTGATAGCACACTCAGTATTTGATAGATGTTGATTGCCATACTTAGCCTCAACGTAATATCTAGCAAATTTCTTTTGCAGTTCCGTTAGTGGTTTTTCCACTAGCTTCATACAATCCCTCCTTTTCTAATAGTCGTATTGTTTTATAAACGTTAGCCTTACTCATTCCTTTTTCTTTCTTAGCTGTTCCGTAATCAATAATTGCTGTTGGATCTTTTCCCTCCATTAACAGCTTATGTATTTTACGTTGAGTTTTAGTCATATTAGGAAGCAGCAGCCATTTTCCTGTCGTTCTATTAATGATTGCTGTACGTTCTTTTGAGTGGTGGGTGTTCATATGTTCCCTCCATTTCAAAAATTTAATAATCATTTGAGTATGATTTTCTTCGTACTCTTCAATGACATTATCGTCTTTAGGAGTTTCAAGTTTCATATCAATATCTATTGAACGTTCTTTGATATTACTTCCACTCGCAGTTTCCCCTGTCTTTGTTGGGTGGTGTAAAAACGTAACGTGATAACCTTTGTTTCTAAGTTTAGATAACCATTGCATCATCACAACCCATTCAGCACCCTCTTTCTCTTGCATAACTGTTAATGCTGTAATGTTATCCAAATAGATGACAGGTTTAATTCCTGTTTCGTCTTCTATTTTTCTTGCTGTGATCTCTACGTTAAGTCTTCCTATTTCATTTGTTAAACTATGAAAATGCATATCGTCTTGAATTGCTAACGTTGCAAAGAATAAATAATTTAAGTTTAATTCTTTACCCTCCATTTCGTATGCATCTTGGATATTAAACAATCTATGTTTTATAGATGCACTATCCATTTCCCCCTCTACGTAAAGCACAGGAGTTTTCTTTCCATTGTGTTTATAGTTAAGGAAATCATAACCACTAACAACTGCCGCAGCTTCGTGGAGCATTAACAAGGTTTTTCCTGTTCCTGCTTTTGCAAAGACTTGACGTATTTGTTGTTTAGCTAGAATTGGATTTAATATGTACTCAGGCTCAGGAAAGTCTTTAATAATAAATTTATTTCCATTGAGTATATTTAATCCTGTTGCTGTATATTTTTCTTTTTCAGCAGCAGTTTTAATTTCATCAAATCCTTTAAGATTAACGTTTAGGAATTCAGATAGTTCTTTCATTCCGTAAACATCTTCCCCTGCTTCAAACTTTTCTTGTTGTCGTTCTATACAAGAGATCCTATTTCTAACTTCATTGTCATTTGTAAGATCACAAAGTTTCTCTACGTATTTTATTCTTTGATCCATTGGAACATCTGTCTGACTTGCAAGAGCTCCTCCTAATCTGAAATAAAAATTATTACGTTGGTCAATATTCTTTGTGTGCTTCAACAGCTCAGAAAAGGCTACTATAAGCCTTAAATCAGGCATTAGAGCAGCAGGATCAAGAACAACAGGCTCAACGTTATTAACAATAACCCTATCAACTCCTGCAATAATTGTTTGAGTAGATGATAGCAGCTCAATTATTCTTTCGCCTTTAGTCGCTGCACGTGGATAGCTGTAAGATTTCATTTTAACCTCATCAGGTTTTTTATAAATCTTATGTGTTGCAATAACTCTTCCATTAACTTTTTTTCCAATCGTTAATGTTGGAGGAAGCATATCTATAAATTTATGTGCATTGAAACTTTTATCGTCAAAGTCAACGTCATAAATATTACTTTCTTTATGAAATGCTCCTAACCTATTTGCATCAAGCAGCTCCTGCTCAGACCAATCAGATGACCAATGACCATTCTTAGCAACAGGCGACTTATCATACTGATCGTTTGTTTTATTTACTGGAGTTAAAACTAATCCATAACTTTTAAACTTTTTTATATTTTCATTAGTAATCATTTTTCCTCCTAGTCTTTCAACTTGTCTAGCATTTGAGCTTTACGTATTCTCGAAATGTATTGTGTTAATGTTTCATCAGGATTTACGTCTATCCCTTTTTCGTAAGCATCAATTAGATCTTCGTATTTTTCTGCAACAGATCCTCCGTTTGCATAGTAATCAAATCGTGGATCTTTAATTATTCCTCCACGTTTTAATTCTATTTTTCTGAGCTCATCTATTGGTTTTGATTTAAGCCAATCGCTAAATGTTTGAGATCCTTTTCTTTCATTCTCGTACATTTCTTTTAACGTTCGTAACAAATCTTGCTCTACGTCAAACTCGATTTTCTCTAATTCAGCCAACTGTTTTTTATCTAACTCTTTGCCTTTACGTTCGATATTATTATTGGATCGCTGCATAAGTAGCCTCCCTTTGTTCTTCGTAAGTTCCTGAACCTGAAGCTGCATCAAAACTATTGCCGTCTTCGTTTTCTCGACACGTTTCAAGCCACTCATCATATTCATAAGCGGAAACTTCTTTTTGACTATCTTCAATGAGCTGTATTACTTTGCCGTCTAAACACTTTGCATATGTTCCAAATTTATCTCGACAAGGTTCATTATAAACCTCGTGCCATAAATGAGTGCTCCACGTATAACGAAAGAATTTATTATTTTCTTTTTCATACGTATAGACGTGCCCTGCTCCACAAGTGCTGCAATCGCAGCCATTAAATAAAACAGGATATTTTTTTAATTTAGCTTTCCATTGTCGGACTGATTTATCTGTTCGAGGCATATTAGTTCGCCTCCTTAAACGTTGCATCTTGGCAGTCTTGGCAAAGACCTGAAATTAAATATTCAGTTCTGCTGTTTGTATCTCTAAATTTTTCGATATTACAATCGCACCAACTGCATTTGTTTTCGTTTATTTGTTTTCTTAACTCTCTACGTAGTTTTGTAAATTTCGTTAAGATTGATGATATTGTGACTTTCTTATTGGATTGAAAGTCTCGATATAGCTCCTCATTAAGAGCTTTTATACGTGATGTCATTAGACAACTCCTTTAACTTAAAATGGGCTCAAATTAATCTAGGAAAGACTAACGTAAGCCCATTCGTTAAAAGTGTTATTACTAATGATGTAAGTTATATAGATCGAGAGATCTTAAAAAGCAATGTCATTAGTAAAAAACTTTTTCCTAGAAAAAATTTGATGTTATTTGTGTGGAGTGTCTTGTCTGACCTCGCAAAATTTTTAAAGAATTTTGTTAAACTTGTATGCTTACCTTTATGCATATTTTTTTATATAGGATCAAGAACATTGTTCACTAATTTTGTTAATGATCGGTGTTTCGTTATTCGCCGTAATTGCTTAGATATTTGCGGATCGTGAACCTTTGGATCAGTGTAAATGGGGTGATACAGGCAGCTTCTTTTGGTTTCGGTAGTGTCTAACTATACATACGAGACTATGAGACTAATAATAATTATATTAAATCTCAAAGTCTCAAATACGTATAATAAAACATCTGCGACTAGCCGTTTAACTTTTTCGCAACGTGATGAGCTTCTAAGTTATTATATATTCTTAGCAGCATTCTAGGATCTGTATGTCCTGCGATTTTCATTGTTTCAGGTACATTCAACCCCTTATCTTTCATAAAGTTTGTAAGAGCATTTCTTCTGCAATCGTGAAACACAGCACCTTTAATTCCATACCCAATACAAAGTTTTCTGAATTGTTTAGATACTTGCCATTTACTTATTTTAAATGGGAGCTCCGCTTCTTTCAAAAGTTTAGCAGCTCTCGTTGTCAAAGGTATTACTCTAGGCTTAGTCTTAGCTATTGGAATAACTAACGTTGAGCCCTCAATCTTATCGTGTTCTGCACGTAAAATTTCTGACAATCTCATTCCTGTCTCTAATGAAATTTCTATAATTGATCTCATTGTTGGACTTGTTCGATTACCTTTTAACAACTTTGCTATTTCTGCATTTGATAAACGTCTATCTCTAGGCTGCGATTTCTTTGGTCTTCTTATTTGCAGCACAGGATTTTCAACAGGATAAGCCCACTCTCTTCTGAACGTTGTGTACATAGAAGATATAACGTCTAGCTTCCTATTCACAGATCCACCTGATTGAGTTTTGAGCTGCTCCTGCTGCCACTTATTTATCGTATGAGGCAAGATCCTATTAATTGGATATTTGCTCCAATCTTCCTTAATAAACATTAAGATCTTAGATCTCTCATCTGCATAGCATTTTTTATGGATAGATATTTCCTCAATATAACGTCTAGCAACGTCTTCAAATTTTGGAAATTTAAACTTAGCTATCCCTGCTTCTTCTCGTCTTAACTTAACCTCCGTTAAGTTTGCCCAACGTGTTGCATCTGTTTTTGATACAAACGTTTTAGAGAGCAAAGGGTGTCCTTGTATTCTAACTATTGACTGCCACTTGCCCTGTCTTTTTCTGATTGTGCTCATTAGTATTTTCCTTTCGTTTTTGTGCCCGAAAGTGACGTGAGTGTGACAAAGGTAGGTTGTATTTGTAATAAGCTAGGATTAGCAGGGGAAATTAACAACGGACAAGCTCGGTGTAAACGAGATGCTCTACCAACTGAGCTAACCGCCCTGTTATTTCTAACCACCAAAAAACCAACGTTTTCTATACTCATTTCTTCTTTCTTGCAACAAAAAGTATATAGGATTTTATTGGAACAAACAATGATTCTTGAACAAAAAGTGTGACGTGAAAGATTCCAAAAATTTGATTAATTTCTCGGCTGCTGTTGCAGCCTCGAAAAGATACTAAGACGTTTTGAAAAATAGAAAGTTTAAAAAAAGATACCCAACCAAATACAAAACTAACTTCTATATGTTTACCTTTAGTCTAACGTTTAGACATTCATAGAATTAATTTTGAAAAAAATTTTATAAAAAAAATTTAGACTTTAATTCCTAAGATAGAGGGTAAACCTTTATTTTTTTCTTCTTGTGATTTTTTTTGATCTGCAAAAACTTTACGTTCTAATTCTTTTAGTTTTGGATCTTCAGGAATAGTACGTGCAGCAATATAAGGTGTTGGATCTATTGGCATAACTTTAGGTAATGGCATTTCCTTAATTATTGATTTTGTTAATTTTTTCTTACCTAAATTATTAGCAATTTTAGTAAAAGGTTTATCGTTTTTAGGATCATATCCATAAGCCCTACTGTTTTCTAAACGTTTCTTTATTCCGTCTATTTTCTTACCTCGTTGCAATATGTTTTGTGGAGCTCTACCGAGAGCTGCTAAGTTTTTATCTTCTGCAGCTATTGCTGTATCAAACTCTTTTCCTAATGAAACGTTGTCATAAGTTTCAGTATAATATTTAATTCTTCGTAACAAATTAGGATCTTTGTTTATTTCTTCCTCTTTTATTTCACGTTCAGATCTTATTGTTCCCTTTGATCCGTCAACAATATATTTATCTTCACGTTCTACTTTTGCGATCTTTTTAGGATCTTTTGGTCTAGTTAAATACTTCATCATTTGATTATACTCCTTAATTTTCACTTCGTTTTATCTGCTCCTGCAGCTCCTCTTCTGTGACAGCTTCATTAGGATTTATAGCTTTTAAACGTCTAGTTAAGTATCTAACTTTCCATTTCTCGTGGTATAGATCACTTTCTAAATTCATTATTGCCCTTTGACTATCCATTAACAAATCATAACTTTTTGCTAATTTCTTAACGGCAAATCCTAAATCTTTTAATGCTGATCGCATTTGTTTATCCGTCATTGCTTCCGTTAGTTTTACGTTTTCGCTGTTCTTCATTGTACTTTTGTTTCCTTTCAATTATGTCTTTTGCTTCAGGTGTTAGACAATGTTCGTAATCAAGCAGCATCTTATTCATATGATCTTCGAGCTCCTCAACTGACATATTTTCATAATCATCTGATTTATTTTTTATGATCTGTCGATCAACATAATAACCTGCAACTTTTCCTCTTAGTTCTTCTGCACGTAAAGCAACTCCAATCATCTTTTGCTTTTCTGCTTCCTGACCGAGAAAATTTAATCGAGCCATATGTTTATCAGGATCAATATTATTTTTTATTCTAAAATCCTCTTGTAGTTTTCCAATGTAATTAACTACGTGAGGACTTATGCGAGGACTTAATAATTCATAAGCCCTCGTGTAAGCA